AATTCCTGATACCTGTGTAACTGTACCCGCCCCAATTAAAGAGCGTATTTCAGAACCAGTTATACCTGTATTTAAAGATGGTGTTGAGCCATTTGATAATATAGCAGGAACCCCTTGTAATGATGCTGCAGTAATATACCCTGCACCATTTATCAATTGATTGTTATTTGTTATGTAATTGGCATTAGTTGCACCTGTATATCCTAAATTTGCTAAAGTTAAATTTCTTAAACTATGTGATAGAATAACTCCATCAGTCATATTTATTATATCAATAACTTCTGCACCACTTGTATTAATATCTGCATCTGTACCTATAATAGTATTTCCACTACTTGTTACATAACCTGCTCCATTTATAAGCTGATTATTGTTTGTAATATAATTTGCATTAGTATCCCCTGTAAAACCTAAAGAAGATAAAGTAATTCCATTTATATTATTTTGTAGCGTAGTATCAGCAGCAATTCTAGCTGCAATCTCTGCATTCAAATCTGAAATTAAAGGATAAAAAGAACTGTAATCACTTTGAGTTGCTACAATATTTCCTAGCCTACCAAAAACAGAGCTGACAGATTCTGTATTATCTACCTTTTCCCACGATGTTCCGTTTGAAATTACCCAATCCCCAACGTTATAAGTTATTCCTAAGTAAGTTCCATCTGTATTTACAACATAGTAATGTCCTTTTACAGTACTTGCAGTAGGTAATGTTGGAGTATTTGTGCTTGCATTCCAAGTCCCTTGGTAACTTAGCCCACCTAAAACAGATTCAGGTAGGTAAGTCTCGCTTATTTTTACATTTCCATCCAAAGGAACATAGCCATCTGCCTGTCCTTTTTCAGAAATACTCTGCTTACTACTTTGTAAGTTAGTAATATCAGTATCATTTGTATTAATTTGATTCTGTAAATTTGTATCTGCAGCTATTCTAGCAGTTTCTTCAGACGTTATATTTGTTTGTAGCGTAGTATCTGCTGAAATTCTAGCAGCTTCTTCTGCATCTATGTTATTTTGTAGCGTAGTATCTGCTGCTGCCCTTGTGGTGGCTTCAGTATTAATGTTTGTTTGTAATGTAGTGTCTGCTGTAGTTCTATTTGTTACCTCAGTAGCTAAATTATTTGTAAGGGTTGTATCTGCTGTTGCTCTTGTGGATGCCTCTGCATCAATATTNCCCTGTAGTATATTATCTGCGGCTATTCTTGCAGCAGTTTCTGTCGCTAAACCTGTATCACCTGTTGTTATTTGTGATTGTANATTAGCATCGCCTGCAATACGTTCTGTTTCTTCAGTATCTATATTGGTTTGTAATGTCGTGTCTGCAGCAATACGAGCAGTTTGTTCTGTCGTTATGTTTCCCTGTAAAATTACATCATTTGCAGCCCTTGTCGTTGCTTCAGAATCAATGTTAGTTTGAAGTGTATTATCTGCTGCAATTCTAGCTGCTGTTTCTGCTGCTAATCCTGTACTCCCTGAATTTATTTGAGATTGTAAATTTGCATCTTCAGAAGCCCTAGTTGTTGCTTCTGTATTTATATTGTTTTGTAGAGTTACATCATTAGCGGCTCTTGTAGTTGCTTCAGCATCTATATTAGATTGCAATGTATTATCATTTGCTAATCTAGTAGCTGCTTCTGCATCAATATTACTCTGCAAAACCCCATCTGCTGCAATCCTAGCTGCAGTTTCTGTTGAAATAGCAGTCGCATTTATTGAAATATTACTTGTATTATTTGTAATTCTTATATCTAAAGAACTTGTGTCAATTAAAAGACCCTGACTAACTGCAGAAGTAACAACCCCATTGACTCCTGTAATACTAAAAACCTGAGAATCTAAATCAACTGCACCAATACCAGTATCTCCACTAAAGTCCAAGTCTTGTGCTGTTATGTATGTATCCACATATAATTTTACCGCTGCACTTGTAGGTATAGTTGTATTATTATTAAAGTTTTCTATGCCATCAGTAGAGGTTACAAATTGAGTTATAGTAACGCCTGTCCCTGTATCTTTTAAAGAACCCCATTCTAAAATATTAGATACTTTAAAATCTCCTGCTGTATTTAAATAAAGACCTGATTGGTTTCCTGATCCATCTGTTAATTCTTTTAATGTTGCTGTTATTGCAGTATTATCAATCGTCTTTAAAAGACCTTCATATGTATCTGAAATTTGGGTATTAAATAGAGTTGCCATTTTTGTCTTTTTTTGATTTATTTTTTTCTACCTTTTTTAAGAAAGTTTTAAGTTTCTCAATATTCTTTTTTTTTGGTTTATAAATCATAGAACCCAACCATTAAACGTGGCATCATAAGAAGGGTCAATATCATCATTAATATTATTAGTATATTCAGGGTATGTAGTTTGGTTAAAACTCATATAATCAATAAATCTTCTTGAATACCATTCTGCATTTGTTCTAGCTTTTTCTACCAAGTAATCTATTTCTTCTTTGCTTACGCTTTCTGAATTTTCTGAAACGTGTTTAGAAACACCTCCGTTGCGTATTTGATATGAAGCAAAAGGAATGTAATCTACCTGCGAAAACCAAATTAACATAGGCACTACATAGTCATTCAAAAGGCTTTTCCACCTTGCATTTGCAGGATCATCTATTGTTGGTATTGCAGCAGACAAAGCATCGTACATTTGCGTACCTAAGTAATTTTGTATGTGTATTTCTTGTGCCAATTTAATGAATTGAACATACTTGTCCGTGTCCACGTTTCCATCTATGATAGAATTTCTTAGTAAATCCTGTCTATTTATAAATAATACTGTTGCCATTTATCTTCTTTTATTAGTTGGTAAAAATCCTTCGTCTGGCATATCAATAGGTCTTTTTGCAACCAATGCACTATTCTTTTCAGGTTTAAAACCTGCCTTTCTAGCTTGGTTTACACTAACAGTTGGTGCTAGTGGACTATTTATATCAATACTTCCTTTTCCTTTTTTCATATAAGTCTTTCTCATAAAAAAATGATGGCAACGCACCACCGCCTTTATAGAACCAAATTGAATAGGTATCTGCACCTCGTGGTCCCCATCCTGCATTTACAGCTTGCTTACTCATCATTTCAATATCTTCTTTTCGATATATCTTTTTAGCTGTTACCATTTTCTGACAAAAATCTCTAGTTACATTTTTATTATCTCTAAAAGTATCTTTTAAAGGTGCATATTGATAACGAACTTTAAACTGTGTTCCATCAACATCTTCATCTTGTTTAGATTTAGCATTTGGTCTTGCTGTTCCTGTAGATACAAAATTCCATATTTTAGAAAGTAAACTTTTATCTTTTTTATTTAATTGGTCTATCTGAAAATCTAAAGCATCTTCATCTTCATAATCAACTTTCCTTTCATCTATTAATTCCCATTCAGTTAAATCTTCATCTTCACCAAATGATTCTAAACTTACTTCTTTTTTTCTTTTTGATTCTAGATAATTTTTAACTTTTGATAAATTTATAGTGTCATTATCAAAGAATGAATTAGCAATATTTTCAGGTAATTGTAAGAACTGAATTAAGAATGTTTTAGCTTGTTCAGGAGTTAAAATACCTTCTTTTACTTTTTCAATAATAGATATTGCACTTGCAATTTGAGCACCATTATATGAAGCATCTACTTTTTCAATTTCATCTTCTGTAACATTTTCAGATATAACATCAACACCACTACCTGTATCAATACCATCAACTGTTTCAACACCTGTTTCTTCTTCAATAGTTTCATCATCTTGTATCGAACTATCTACTTCAGTAAATTCTAATGGCTGTAAGGTTGTAAAGTATAGGTTTAAAGCAATTTCATTGTATGATAGTAATTCATCAAAGGAATCTATTAAAAGTTCCTGAAAAGGTCTTATAACTGTGTTATCCATTAATAAGGATGCAGTTTTTATTTCATCTGAATTACTTGAAAATCCTGAGCTAGTTCTAATACCTAATAAAAAAGGTGATACAACCCTGTGTGCTACCTGTATTTTAGACTGTGATTCCTCTGAAAGGAATTGGTATTGGTTATGTGCATCACTTAATTGTACAGGAGTTATTTCTGCTTGACTTTCTTTGTTGTCGTTAAATGCTAAAATGAATTTACCCGCGTTAGAAGTCCCGGAAAACTTCTGAGCTATTTTTTGTTCTATTAATCTTCTCTCTTCTTGGTTTGGAGTTCCGTTGTTAAAATTAATTAACATACTGGGTGCCAGACCGTTAAGTATATTGTTAAGGTGATAGTTAGAAACCTCTTCTTCTAGCTCAGCATATTGTAAACCACCTTGGTAATCCACAGGGGAGTAGTAGTAAAATCCTGATTTATAGGGCTTTATGTAAAATATCTCAATATTTTCTTTAGACATTCCATAAGCAGGTATTCTTAAAGGGTTGTCACTTCTTTTTATATTTGCCCAATCTTTAAAATAATAATACGCAGGTATATCCCCGTCTTCATTACATTTTTCTGCTCGTAAAGTTTCAACTGGCATATGCTCTAACTGTGCAATAGTTTTTCTATCCTTGGAATAAATAACCTGAATAGCACATTGACCCATCAATTTTAAATCATAGCATAATTTTCTAACTACATCCTTTTTAAACAAAGAAACCATTTGAGCATACTCATTTGGCTTAGAACTTGAATTGGTGGCGTTTAAACCTTTCCCATAAATAGCTTGGCTAATACCATTAATAGCAGCATTATTTGTAGGACTTCCGTTGTACCTGTCAATCAGGTATTGAAAGTAATTATTGTCAGCACCATACTCAATCCAATCCTTACCTGTTACTTCTTTAATTTCAGGACTCGTGTAAGTACTTAAATTTACAAACCCAAATTCAGAAACCTTAGATTCCTTTTTGAATTGTCCTTTGTTATTTCTTAATCTTGTTTTCATCTTACTATATATGTATTACTACTACCATTGTAAAAAACGTACTCATCAGGAGTCCCTTCTTCTAGGTCTTCTATGTCTTGGAAACCGCTGTAATATACAAAATCTTCTGCAGATCCATTTTCTATTGGTATTAAATTACCAAACTCATCATAATATACAAACTGACCTAAATTTGGATCATAGTATTTATTTAATAATTGATTAACTTCTTGGTCTGTACAAAATATTTGATCATTATAAAAATCAGCACCTAGAACTACATCATTCCAAAGGTTATTATTGTTCTGCCAAAGCTTATAAGTATTGTTCCAATAACCATTATTTAAAACAAACCTTAAATCATAAAACCTATTCTCAGTTAAAACAGGATTAAAAACATTATTAAAAGTTAAATTATCAACTTGCCTAACTGCATTATTAATTTCATATGTTTCAGTAACATTTGTAGTGTCATCTGTAATATAAAACGTAAATTCAGATACATACTGTCTTGGTATAACTGATATTGCTTGAGCAAGTTCCGACGTAGTTAATACAATCATACCTATATAACGTAAAAAAAACCTTCTTTTGTAGAATGAATAAGACAAAAAAAAAGCACCCTGTTAAGGATGCTTCATTTTCTAACTAAATAATTTTATGCAGTTGGATCAATCTGTGTTGCATCTGCTGTTACTGCTGCATCTAAGAAATAAGGTGCAGTTTCTTCCATTCCTTCAAATGTTAAAGTGAACCCTGAAAGGTCTCCTGCAGCTGCTCCTGTTGCTACAGTCCCGCCTGTGCATTCCATTCCGTTTTCAAGCCCACAAAGAAAGCTATTCCCGTAGTAGTCCACTACTACTATGTATGGACGAGCTACTGCTAAAGTTTGTAATTCAGCCTGCGTTTTAGCATCTAAATATGTTAAAGTTAAGTTTAAAGTTTGAGTATAAAAAGTCGTTCCATTTTCTCTAGATGAGGTTACACTCGTTTCTAAAGATGAACTACCTTTTACATCATATTCAAACCAACTTGGTGCAGGAGTACCATTTGTAATAGTTGCCTCCTTAGTTGTACTGTCTACTGCTATAGAAGCAATTGTTCCATAGTCTGCAAATAATACTTTTTTGATGCCTCCAAAGGCACTCTTACAAGGTATTTTTCTCCCTGTCGTTAATATACAAGCCATTGTTTTTTATGATTTTAAAAAAAAAGGGTAAGTAGAATCCTACCTACCCTGATTTATGATTATTAATTAATTCTAAGCGTATTCAACGATGTCAGAAGCAATTCCAAACTGAACTGCAGAAGTAAATCTCATTACCATTCTTACATTGTTTGAAGCATCTAAATCGCTCATATCCAACACTTTAACTTCTTGAGTTGAATTTAACAATCCAGTTCCAAAGTATAAGTTTGAACGTTGTGCAGCATACATTTTGTTAGCTGAAAGTCCCGGAGATACAAATATCTTAACACCATTCACAGTTAAAGAACCATTGTTCCACCATTGAGTTCCCATATTAGAAACACCATTTGCACCCAACCCACTTGCTGCAAATCCACCAAGGGCTTGCACGTAGAATTTTGCTGCTGCAGATCCGACATAAATAAATAAATCTTCTTTACCATATAATTGAGCAGGAATTGCATCAACTACTTTAGATAATTCAGCAATAATATTGCCTGCATTTAATCCACCTGCGATTGCTGCTACTTGCTGACCTGCAGGAATATCCCCTGCTGCTGCTGAAGCTGCAATTAGTTTTTCAAATCCATCAAATGAATTGTTTGTTCCTGCTGCAGTATCTCCTTGCCAAATACAGAACTCTGTATTTTGTGCTACTTCTGAAGCAACGTGTGCAATTAAGAAGTCAGAAAATTTTGGAGGCAAAGTCTGTCCTAATCCGTAGCCCATAGACTGGCTTTCCCAATCGTTTACAAAGTCATACTTACATAACTGTAGGTTTACTTGTAATTCAACAGGTTGGATAATTCTCTCAGTTAAAGTAACTGAACTGTTTGGTGTAAAGTCACAAGATGCAGGGCTTACTAAAGCACCTGTAGCTAGTTTCTTAATTACTTCTTTAAAAGCAATGTTTGCCTTTACTGTTAATCCTCCATCATCAATAGTAGATGCTGAAAGCAAAGCAGCTGCGATATACTCACCTGCGAATTCCCCTGAATATGAGGTGGTTATGTTCACAGCAGTCGCTAATTGTACGTTTTTTAAATTACTCATTTTTTTATTTATTTAATTTATTTAATACTCTGTCTAAAGTTGTATTGAATCTTCCTTTTGCAAATTCAAATTTTGTTGTTTGAGGTGTTTCTCCTTCAGGATTATGTTTAATTGGTTTTGAAGCAGGCTCTGATAATTCTGTTTTTACTTCTTCAGAAAGTTCTTCAGAAAATTCTTCTTTAATAGTTCTAGATTTTGGTTGTCTTGAAACTTCTTCCATTTCAACTTCTTCATCATCTCCTTTTGGCTCTAGCATTGCTTTGATTTCGTCAATCATACTTTTAACCTCTGCTAGTTCTTCTTTTGTTGCATAGCCCATTTCTTCTTTTTCCTCTTCCTTTTCTTCTTCTTCAGTTTCTTCAGCAAGATCAGACGTAATTTCTTCACCTTCTTCAGTTTCCTTAGCAGGTACTTCATCAGATACTTCTCTAACATCTGCTATTGAACCTTCTTCTTCGACAACTACTAATCTACCATCTTCTAGTAAATATTCTCCGA